AATTATCGGAGGATTATCCTATCACCAACTGGTTCTGGTAAGTCATTTATGATTTACTCTCTGGTGCGGTATTTCACTGCTGCTAATCTCAAGACTCTTATTATTGTTCCAAGCATATCATTGGTTACACAACTCTTCAATGATTTTGTAGATTATGGTTGGGATGCAGAGAATTATTGCCATCAGGTTTATGCTGGTGAAGCAAAGTTATCTGATATGCCTGTGGTCATTACCACCTGGCAAAGTGTCTACAAACTTCCCAAGAAATATTTTGACAGTTATACTGCTGTTATCGGAGACGAGTGCCATACCTTCAAGGCAAAATCTCTCACTAGCATTATGACTAAACTTCATGAGGCAAAGTATCGTATTGGTTTTACAGGAACTCTCGATGGTACTAAAACACATCGCTTGGTCTTGGAGGGTCTGTTCGGACTTTCAAACAAAGTCACCAATACCGCCGAATTAATGAAGCGTGGGCAACTGTCCGATCTGAAAATTAAAATACTAGTTCTTAAACATGAGAACATGAGATTTTCTAATTATCAGGATGAAATGGATTATATTGTATCACATCAAAAACGAAATGTATTCACCCGCAATCTTGTGCGTGATTTAAAAGGAAATACTCTAGTGCTTTTTAACTATGTGGAGAAGCACGGTGAACCACTTTACGATCTTATAAATAGTACCATAGGATCAGAACGAAAAGTTTTCTTTGTTCATGGTGGTGTAGAAGCCGAAGAACGAGAACAGATCCGTCAGTTAACAGAACAACAAAATAATTGCATTATTATTGCTAGTTACGGAACTTTTTCTACTGGCATTAATATTAAGAACCTTCACAATATTATATTTGCATCTCCTAGTAAATCAAGAATCAGAAACCTACAATCAATAGGTAGGGTGTTAAGAAAAGGAGAAAATAAATCACAAGCAGTTCTTTATGACATTGCTGATGATTTTTCAAAAGGTAACTATAACAATTACACTTTGAATCACCTGAAAGAAAGAATCAAGATTTATAATGAGGAGAATTTTAATTACGAAATTATCCCAGTAAACATAAAAAAATGAATGATGAATTTTTCGCAGTAGTAAAATTAGTTACAGGAGAAGAACTCCTGGGATTGATTAATGTTTTTGACGATGGTATTACAATAGAAAATGCTTTGATACTAGAAGACATGAGTATCTTTGAAGGACTTATTGAAACACCTACAAATGCTAGTATCAAACTTTCTAAATGGATAAAATCAACAACTGATAATATTCAGTTTATAAAAGATGATAAAATTGTTACTATTTCAGAATTAATTGAACCAGGATTAACAGTTTACAAAAGAGCATCTCTAGATATTAGTAGGGCACATAATACAAAATCATTAGATCAAGAACCTAAACAAAAAAAGAGGCAAAAATATACTGGACACAAAAGTACAGTAAAAGATGCACGAATTAAATTTGAAAAATTATTTAATGATTATTAGAAGCTATTATTAATCTTGAACCCTGACAGAGTTATCCTACTCACATTTTCGATACTTGTCAAGCCCTCATTTCATGTGTTATAATGGGTACACATTCTACAACAGGATAATGAAGACTAATGAGAATCAAAAAGAAACCAGAACATTATGTAGACAATAAGGAATTCTTATCTGCATTGTCTGTATACAAAAAGAAAGTTAATGCAGCATTGACAGAGGGCACTGACCGCCCTATGATTCCTAATTATATCGGAGAATGTTTTCTGAAGATTGCGACTCATCTTTCTTATCGTCCTAATTTCATTAACTATCCTTTTCGTGAGGATATGATTAGTGATGGAATTGAAAATTGCGTACAGTATATTGATAACTTTGATCCAGATAGAGGTAATCCATTTGCTTACTTCACTCAAATTATCTACTACGCATTTTTAAGAAGGATTCAAAAAGAGAAAAAGCAATTAGAAATTAAATCTAAAATTTTGGAGCGATCTGGATATGATGAAGTATTATATGCAGATCGTAATGAATTAAACTTCTCCAGTTCAGATTACAACGGCATTAAACAAACCATTGAACAAAAGACTAGAAAATGAAAGTTGCCATCATCACTGATACTCATTATGGATTCAAAAAAGGTAATCAAGATTATCATGATTACTTTAAGAAATTTTATGATGAAGTGTTTTTCCCTACAATACAAAAGCAAAAAATCAAACATGTTATTCACATGGGTGATGTGTTTGATGTTCGCAGGAATATCGATTTCTGGAGTCTGAATTGGGCGAAACAGAATATCTTTGATACATTAGAAACCATGGGTGTTACCTGTGATTTGATGGTAGGTAATCATGATGCATTCTATAAGAACACTCTGGAGATTAACTCTCTGGAGTGTTTGTTGATGGAATATAGTAATCTTCGGGTTTATAGTAAACCTACTGAAGTTAAAATAGGAGATACTCAAATTCTATATCTTCCTTGGATCTGTCCAGATAATGAGGAGAAAACTTTAGATATGATCCATACAACCAAAGCGGAAGTTGTCATGGGGCATTTAGAGTTGAAAGGGTTTAATGCAAATCCTGTATGGACATGTGAGCATGGGTATAGTTCAGAAATTTTTGACAAGTTTAAACTTGTAATGTCTGGTCATTTCCATACTAAAAGTAAGAAAGGAAACATTCAATATCTCGGTAATCCTTATCAGATGTATTGGAATGATTATAATGATCGTAGAGGATTTAGTATTTTTGATACAGAAACTCTGAAAGTTACATTCATTCAAAATCCGAATGAAATGTTCTATAAAATATTCTACGATGATTCCAAGAATGATTATTACGATATAGATGTAGAGCAGTATAAGAACACTTGTGTAAAATTAGTAGTCGAAAATAAAACTGATTATACACAGTTTGATTACATTGTTAATGCCCTACAAGATTGTGTTCTTGATCTAAAAATTATTGAAGATTTTTCCACCACTGACGAGCAGGATGAAGATATAGATTTAGAACATGAGGATACTTTAACTATTCTCGAAAAATATATTGAAGAATTGAACACTAGTTTAGATTCTTCAAAGTTGAAGGAAATTATGAAGTCCCTTTACGTGGAGGCACTGGAGGTGGTATAATGTATATTCTATGCCTCAAAGGAAAGGAAGATGAAGGTGCTTATGCAATTTCAAATAATCGAGGCGAAAGAATTCTTCTGATGTTTGAAGAAGAAGATGATGCTCAACGATACGCTGGTCTTTTAGAAGCAGATGATTTTGCTCCTTTAGTTGCCATTGAAGTTGACACTGATGGTATGATAGAAATGTGTGAGAAAACAGGATATGCATATATGATTATATCTCCTGATGAATTGATTATTCCCCCTTCTGATAACAAATTATGATCCTCTTTAAAACTGTACGATTCAAAAATTTTCTTTCAACTGGAAACAATTTTACTGAAATATCACTAGACTCTTACCGTAATAATATTATCGTAGGAACTAATGGAGCAGGTAAGAGCACCATTTTAGATGCTCTTACTTTTGTGCTGTTCAATAAACCTTTCCGAAAGATTAATAAACCTCAATTGATGAACTCAATTAATGGAAAAGATTGTGTTGTTGAGGTGGAGTTTTCTATTGGTAAGAAAGAGTATAAAGTTGTCCGTGGAATGAAACCTAATATCTTTGAGGTTTATACTAACGGTCAAATGCTGAATCAAGATGCTGCTACTGGAGATCAGCAAAAGTTTTTGGAACAAACAATCCTTAAACTGAATTACAAATCTTTTACCCAAATTGTTGTCCTTGGGTCTTCTACTTTTGTTCCTTTCATGCAGTTACCTCTGGCATCGCGCAGAGAAATCATTGAAGATCTTCTAGACATTCAGGTGTTCAGTGTCATGAACACTAACCTGAAGGACAGAATGAAGCGATTAGCGGATGATATTCGCTTCACGGAAGGAAATATTGATCTTGTAAATCATAAGATTGATGTTCAGCAAAATCTTATCAAAGAACTTGAAAGTAAAAGCGATAAAATTATTCAAGATAAGACCAATAAGATTGATGAGTTTATTCAAAAGTCACAGTTTTTGCTTGAGGAAAATTCAGATTTGAACATGTATATATCTGAAAAGCAATCTCAACTGGACGGTCAGGATAAAATTACAACAAAATTTGATAATTTAAAAGAATTTAAATTTAAATTTAAAAATAAAGTTGCAAATTTAGTTAAGGAAAATAAGTTTTATAAAGACAACGATAACTGCCCTACTTGTAAACAGGGAATTGATGAGCGTTTCAAGTTAGATAAGATTGGTAAGAATGAAGATGCAATCAAAGAAACAGAGGTTGCGTGGGAAAAACTAGAGCAAGAAATGGAAAAGGTGCAAGAACAACTCACCACTTTCAAAGCAATTAGTTTAGAAATTACTAGCAAGCACTCCCAGATTGATAAGAATAATAATCTTATTAATCATCTTCAGAGTCAAGTGAATGAACTTGAAAAAGAAATTGATGAACTAAATCAACAAAAAGATAACTCTGGCGAAGAGTATCAAGTTCTGAAAAAACTTGAAGAACAATTGAAGAACTATGAAAGCATTCTTGCTGCACACAAAGAAAATAAAGATTACTATAGCGTTGCTGCTAACTTGCTGAAGGACACTGGCATTAAAACGAGGATCATCAAACGATACCTCCCAGTGATGAACAAACTCATCAACCAGTTCCTACAGCAAATGGATTTCTTCGTGAACTTCACATTGAGTGAAAGTTTTGAAGAAACAATCAAGTCCCGTTATCGGGATGATTTCAGTTACTCATCTTTCTCGGAGGGCGAGAAATCGCGTATCGACATTGCCCTGATGCTGACCTGGCGTTCTGTTGCAAAACTTAAGAACAGCGTGGATACCAACCTGCTGATCCTTGACGAGATCTTCGACAGCTCACTTGACAGCACGGGCACTGATGAGTTATCATATATCTTGCGGACCTTTACCAACGAAATAAACCTCTTTATCATCTCTCACCGAGAGCACATGGTAGAGAAGTTTGATCGGGTTCTCAAGTTCAACAAAGTAAAAAACTTTAGTAAAATGGAGGAAGTGACTAATGCAGTGGAAGTATAACGAGGAGAATATCCTTAAAGACGTTGAAGATTATGTGGTAAGTACATATGGCAGTCATTATTGTGGGCATGATGATGAGTATAGCGATATTCAAACTATTGATCTGATGGCAGCAAAAGGTCTGGCAGCAGATTTTTGTCAGGCAAATATCCTCAAGTACGGTAGTCGTTATGGTGATAAGGATGGTCACAACAAGCGTGACTTGCTTAAGGTCATCCATTATGCTATGCTGCTGCTTCACTTTGATCGCCACTACAGTCGCACTAACAACGGTCTCACTGAATTTAAATCTTGACTATGAAACTTTCTGAAAATACTTTTAATGTCCTCAAGAACTTCTCTGGTATCAACCAGTCAATTTCTGTGAAGGCAGGCAATACTCTTCGTACTATTTCTGTGGCAGAAAATATCTTTGCTGTTGCTAAAGTCGAAGAGAAGTTTCCTCAAAACTTTTCGATCTATGATTTGAATGAGTTTCTAGGTGGTATGTCCCTGATGAAGGGTGCTGATATTGAGTTTAATGATGAGCAGTATGTTCGCATCAAAAGCAATCGTTCCTCTATCAAATACTTCTTTGCTGATTCTAGTTTGATCAAGCAGGCACCCGAGAAAGAAATTCAACTTCCTGATGAGGATGTGAGTTTCACTCTGACGGAACATGATCTTAATAGTTTGCAGCGGGCAGCAGCAGTATATCAACTGCCCGATTTCTCTGTTATCGGTGATGGTGAAGAGATTCATATTGTTGCTCGTGACAAAGAGAACGACACTTCCAACACTTTTTCTATTGCTGTTGGTGACACTAATGATGAGTTTACACTAAACCTAAAAGTAGAAAACCTTAAAATTCTTAAAGGTGACTATGATGTGGTGATGTCCAAGCGTCTGATCAGTCGTTTTACTCATCAAAGCATTCCTGTAACATACTGGATTGCTCTGGAACCCGATTCTAACTGACCTTTATCTTTTATATAATGCGAGACAAGTATCTTTGGGTGGAGAAATACCGCCCACAGACAATTGAAGAATGTATTCTGCCTGATAGTATCAAGCGGGATCTGCTACAGCAGGTAGATGCTGGTGAGTTGAATAATCTTCTTCTCACTGGTCCTCCTGGTGTTGGCAAAACAACTGCCGCAAAGGCACTCTGTAACGAACTAGGACTATCTTATATTGTAATCAATGGATCTGACGAAGGACGATTTCTGGACACGGTACGGAACCAAGCAAAAACTTTTGCAACGACCGTCTCACTTCAAGGAAGTAAACATAAAGTCATCATTATTGATGAGGCAGATAACACAGGGAACGATGTACAACTCCTCCTGCGGAGTAGTATTGAGGCGTATCATAGCAACTGCAGGTTTATCTTCACCTGCAACTACAAAAACAAGATCATCGACCCAATCCAATCCCGATGTTCCGTTATCGATTTCACTTACAAAGGAAAGGAGCGAGCATCCGTCGCTGCCAAATTCTTTGACAGAGTACGGGAAATCTTGGCTGAAGAGGGTGTTGAGTACGATGCAAAGGTAGTTGCTGAATTGATTCAACGACACTTCCCTGATTGGCGTCGTGTTTTGAATCAACTTCAGAAGTATGGTAACACTGGTTCTATTAACACTGGGATTCTTGCAGAGATTTCTGATGTTAATCTCAAAGAACTAATTACTTCTCTGAAGAGCAAGGAATTTAATACTGTTCGTAAGTGGGTAGTTTCTAATCTTGACAATGATTTCAACATGGTCATTCGCAGGATTTATGAGGGAATGTATGATGCATTAGTGCCTAATACTATCCCTGCTGCAGTTCTTGTAATTGCCAAGTATCAATATCAAGCAGCGTTTGCTGCGGATCAAGAGATCAATCTCCTTGCTTGTCTAACCGAAATTATGATGGAGTGTGAATTTAAATGAAACAATTT